CCTACAGCACAATCACAAAGCGTGCCGGCATACAGAGCGATACGTCCATGCACCTGTGGTTCGACTTAAACATGACTGCTTTCCGCGCAATTTTCCGCGTTGACGGCCAGCCTTGGTTAACCGCGCCGGTCACCCCTCCCAACAGTACGGCAACACGTTCCCCGTTTGTCACCTTAGCTGAACGCGCCTAACCAATACGGTTAGCGCACGGTTAGGTAGTACGGATTTTTAATTCTTTTTAGGAGAAATCAATATGATTAATTCAATGGCAAGCGAGCAGGTCGCCGTTGTTGGTGCTGTGGACCCGGATGCCTATTCGGCCGGAACTAACACCACCGCTTGGATCAGCGCTGCAAACTTTTTCACATTTTTAGCGCTGATTTTGGTGGGTGATTCTGGCGGCGTTGTTGACGCGAAAATCGAGCAAGCAACCGACGCAGCCGGTACCGGCGTAAAGGATGTTGCCGGTAAGGCGATCACGCAGTTGGCGGGTACGAGCGATAACGTACAAGCGGCGATTAACCTGCGGCCGGAGGATCTTGATGTGAGTAACAACTTTAGTCACTTCCGACTTTCGATCACTACCGGCAGCACGAGTGATGCCGGCGGTCTCGTTCTGGGAAGTCACCCACGTCATGGTCCTGCAAGCGACAACGACGCAGCGACAGTCGTAGAAATTATTTCCTAGTCTCCGAGAGGGCGGCAGGCGACGGAAGTAATAAGGGGGGTGGGGCGTTATCGTCCCGCCCTTTTTTTTAATTTAACTCACAGGTGAATTATGGAAAAAAAGACAGTGGTATTCCTTGAAGATCGTACCGTGGAGAACCCCGGAGGCAAGCCCGATATTTTTTTGAAGGGTAAGGCATACGAATTACCCTTAACGTCGTGCGAGCGTTGGATACGGCGCGGCGTCGCTCACTATAAAGGCGATGAGCCTGTTGTAGATCCGACGGTTGCGGAGAAAGAGGCTGCTGATGCAGCAGCGGCGGCAGAAAAAGAGGCCGCTGAGAAAGAAGCTGCAGAGAAGGCAGCAGCCGAGCAGTTAGCCGCAGATAAAGCTGCAGCGGAAAAAAAGAAAGGTAATTAAATGAGCCTCGATCGAACCGTTCCGCCCGCTGCGGAGCCTATCCTCCCAAAGGACGCAATAGAATTTTCTTGCGCCGAGGGTGGGGACGCGCAACGATTTCGGCGGTTGATTACCAGAGCTCGCGAATACGTAGAGAACTACTGTAATCGATCGCTGATGACGCAAACTTGGGTGCAACGGTTCGATTGTTTTTCTTCTCACTGTATCGCGTTATACAAGCCGCCGATTCAGTCGATAACGTCCATTACTTATTACGATGAGAACAATGCCCAGCAGACACTGGACTCGTCGCTGTATGAGGTGGCTCTAAAGTCTGAGCCGGCCGTATTGCGGCCTGTTTCGGGCCAAACTTGGCCTAACACGTACGACCGCCTCGAAGCTATCGAAATCACTTATGTCGCGGGGTACGAGACCACCGAAGAGATCCCCGTTGCGATCACTGAAGCGATGCTGATGCTGACCGATCACTGGTTTGAGCACCGTGGCGCGGTGACTGAGCTGCGTTTGGCGGAACCGCCAATCACCGTTAACGATTTACTATTCCCGCATAAGGTTTTCTTCTAGTGGAATGTGGCAGGCTCAGACACACAATAAGGATCGAGAGTCTTACCGAATCAATAGATAGCTATAGCGGTCGTGTGGACACCTGGACCACCTTTGCAACGACTAAAGCAGGTATTAAGTTCTTACGCGGTAATGATCTAGTCGCCGCACAGCAGAATCATCCGTTAGCACGAGCCATGTTCACCATGCGATGGTCCACAAAGTTAAAACTAATGACTGAAGAGATGCGAATTAATTTCGATAATCGCATTTGGCATATCGTCTTTATAGATAACGTGAATTATCGAAACCGGGAACTCCGCGTTACCGTGGAAACCGGCGTTATCGACCATGCTAATTAGGGGACGAGATGAAATATCTCGAAAGCTCCAAAGGTTACCGTTAAAGCTCGGTCGAAGAGTCGTAAATCGGGCGACGAGCAAAGCTGCTGATCCTGCGGTTGCTCGTGTTCGCGCGAATGCCCCTATCGGTGCTAGCGGTGCCTTGAAACGCAGCGTCAAGAAACTCAGGTGGACGAGCCGCGTTTTTGCTTCCGTTTATGCGGTTGGCGTCGAGAGCGGGCCACTGCCGATTCAAAAATCATCCGATGGGAAGTTCGGTACTTTTCGTCGCCGAGGCCCGCGGGAATTTGACGTGGGTGCAATAGAGCTTCGTCGCCTCGACAAACGCCAGAGGCAAGGTCGGGATGCGTTCTATAAAGGCTGGGTGGAGCGCGGTTTTAATAGCTTAAAAGCAGGCCGCCGTATTCCAGGTCAACATTTCATCGAGAAAGCCATACCAGCTTCATCTAATGCATCGATCAACGCGTTTGCACGCGAAGTGACGAACCAATTTGCGAGACTCAATTTATGACGCCTGAAGAAGTATTCGCTGGAGCGATCACCGGCGACGCCGCGGTGACGGCGCTGATCGGCACAAACTTATATGCCGATAGCTTGAGCGAATCTGCTCGCGCTCCCATGGCGGTCTATCAACGCGGTGAGACTGAACCCGTCCGCACACTAGGGAGCCGTCTGGTCGGTAGTTTCATCGAAATGAATATTTTAGTTTTTGCGACGACCCGCGCATCGTGCGACCAGATTTGTGACGCATTGGAAGTCGCCCTGGAGACGGTCAAATATCGTCCGACCGTTAGAACTGCAGGTTATGAAGCCGAGCCTCGCTTGGAATCAGAACGTATGACGTTCCGTTACTGGCACGCCGCTTAAAAACCCCTCATCCCCACAAACACCCATTGTCCAACCAACCCCGCTGCGTGAGGGTATTTTTATATCAGAAAGGCAGGAATCATGTCTGAAACGATTTGGCAAGATACACGAGTGGATTTTGAAAGTGCGTTAGCTAAGGCCGTCGCAATTACAGGGATCACTCAAGCAAGCCCCGGCGTCGTAAGTTATACGGACGCCGGTGCCAGCGACCCATCGGACGGCAACTTTGTTGTCTTCCCTGGCCTGGAGGGCATGACTGAGCTGCGCGATCGCATCGCCCGCGTGGCAAACGTCGTCGGCGGCTCTGATACGTTCGAGGTTGAGGGGATTGATACCAGCCTCTTCGGTGCGTTTAGTTCCGGTAATTTTAATGTCATCACCTTCGGCACGGGCGCGTCTACTTTCACGGACGTTACCGCCTCTGGTGGTGATGCGAACTTTCTAGAATACGGTCTAATCCATGACCGAGTGCGTCGCAAGATTCCTACGACGTTCAACAACGCCCAGATCACGTTTACATCTTTGTTTGATCTCGCTTCTGCCACGCTGAATACGCTGAAATCTCGCTTCGAGACCTCTACCTTGACTGGTGTTCGTTTAACCTTGAATAACGGCAACATCATTCTGGCGTATGGGTACATTACCGCACCGTTAGTTCCGCAGGGAACGAGTGGTGAGTTGGTAACTACTGAGGTGAGCTTCAGCGCACAAGGCTTTATCACAGGATACGCAAGCTAATGAGAGAACCATGCCGCCCAGAATTGACCCCGATCAAGTTGCCTGAAGTTGGCGACGTGTTTATACGGGGAATCACTATTGTCGAACAGCTGAGTTACATCTATGCGCAGGGAGTAGGTCCGGATGATGGCGACCAACCCATAGATCCTGATGCCCCAATTAGCAAAGAGCAGAGTATCGCTAATTTGCAAACGCTGATGCAGATGGCCGAGGACATGGTTGTCGACAAGGAGGGTGAAAAAATATGGTTCGCGCACAGCTGGGGTACGTGGGTGATGAAGTACCCGGATGATAAGCAGCGGCTCTTTGATGCGATCAACGACGTCGCCGGCTTCAAGGTTGAAGACGCAAAAAAAGATTAGCCGAAGATCCCGAGCTTCGGTTTAGGTATCTCCTGCAACGCAGTCTGGGTTACGAGACTCAGGCTGCGATGTTGTCGACGATGCCCGCTCGGGAGTATGCCCACCACTTGGCGATGTTTGCCTTAGATCCGTGGGATGAACGTCGCGCTGATCTGCGTGCCGCATATCAAACCGGAATGACCGCCTGGGTCAACGGCAATAAAAAGTGGGAATTGAAGCACGCGATGCCCTATGCCGAGATGGAAAAGAAACTGATCGTGCCGCGCGAATCGAATAAACGCCCTAAGCAGAAACTCAAAACCGAGGATGTGATGAACGTCGTCGAGCAATTCAATATCGGTGTGAAAAATGGTTAAGAAGGTCCTCGGCGCAACGATTATCCAGATGCAGGCGGATATTTCTCGCCTATCTCGGGATCTGCGTCGCGCTAATTCGATCTATCGACGACAAACCAATCAAATGGTGCGTCAAGCACAGCAGGTTCGGGGACGGATCTCTGGTCTTTTCGCCGGCATCACTTTTGCGGGAGCTACCAGTGGTCTAATTACCGTTACCGATGATTTGAAGCGTTTCGAGGGTCAGGTTCGCCTCGTCACCGATAGCCAGAAAGAGTTCGACGATACGTTTAAGCAGGTTGCCAATATCGCTGAAGCGACCCGCTCCGAACTTGGTGCCACGATTGGATTTTACACACGACTTGCTAGATCGACGGAAGAGTTAGGATTATCGCAGCAACAACTCGGCGCTATCACGACCGCCACTAATAAAGCTATTCAGATATCTGGGGCAACTCAACAAGAAGCTGCAGCGGGTTCTATTCAATTAGCCCAGGCGCTCGCGTCTGGCAGGCTGCAGGGCGACGAGCTCCGGTCCATACTGGAAAACTTACCTCGCGTCGCGCGTGCGATTGCTGACGGTTTGAATGTGCCCATTGGCAAGCTGCGAGAGTTAGGGAAAGAGGGTGCGCTGAGCTCTGAAGCGATAGCGGCTGCACTAATATCTCAACGCGACAAGATTGAAACTGAGTACGAAAAACTCCCGGTGACG